CGTTCTACTAGTTCTTGTAATGACAAAGTCATATCTGGAACCGTCTGACTTGGTTCCATTGAAGATTTTACCTCCTGTTCCTCGAGTTTTTCCTGATAAGTAAAGGCTGACCTAAATTTTATCGCGTCCTTCTCGGGTGCGTTTTTCATGTGTTGAAATTCTGTGGGCTTTTCCACTTTCTTTGAGTTGCTCATATCCTTCTAATGTTTGGTGTTTTGTATAGTATTCTAATTCTTTTTGATCTTCTATTTGTTTGAATTTTTCTGCTAATTTTTCTGCTTGTGTTCTTCTTTCTGTTTCTGTCCAGATTTTTTCTCTAAAGTATCTAGGCATGCTTATTTTCTTTCCGTCTTCCAATGTTATGAAATTTCTTTCAATATCGGTTCTGTGATACCTAATTATTTTTTCACTTAAGTAATTAATTCCTAGCTTTTTTGACATTAAGCTAAATTCTGGCAGTCTATCATCATTTTTGTGCATTGGTATAATTTTTCCTTTGTTTATATATTTTGCCGTATATGCGGCTGATGCTTCCGTGAGTTCTCCTATATGCACCTCTCCTTTGTCCCATGCTTTGTGTATAAGTTCTATTTCTGCATTGAATAAGATTATATGGTAATGAGGTCTAAAGGTTTTGCTTCCGTATTCTCCTGCTAAGTAGTATTTTATTACCACTTCCTTCGGGTGGGCTTTCCTGAGTTTTTTGAAATAAAGTTGAACGTCTCTTTTATCCAGTGTAAGATATCCTCGTTTTGTAATAGGTACGAAGCGGGTATCATAAGTAAGAGTAACAAAATGAGAGGTATTAGCATTTTTTGCGTGAGTTTTTAAACGAAATGTCCAGACGCTAGTGCGTCTGGACAAACACGCTGGACACTTTCCACAAGGTACCGGAACCTGCCGGTCGTTACTATAGATAGGGTAGCGTGGGTTGTTAACATGAAACGGGGTATCACATGCCATTTTAGAAATTAGGCGTGCCGTACTTCGGCATCTTTCTAATAGCCTTAATATTATTAAATATATGTCCGTAAATGTTGTCTACTCCTTCTTCTTCTACTGCGAAAATACGAGTGGTAGGGTCACATGAAATAAATGCTCCATTTAGGTTAGGGGCTGCTGCAAATTTTCTGCCTAAATGCCAATAATCCAAAGTTGTACGCATTTCTCCTGCTACTCTACTATTTAGAAATTTATATTCTGCATATCTTGGAACATATCCAAATGTGTCTCCAACATCATTACCTTCTGCATAAATTTCAGCATTTTTTACTTCCTGTTCTCCAATGTTTGCAAAGGTTGGCCAGAAATAATCTAATCGGTCCAGTTTGAGAAGTGACCGGTGCACACCTTGCTGATAAGCGGTTTCTGGCGTTACTGAAATAAGTCCAATGATCCATCCATGCTCTTCAACAGAATATTTAAATTCATTACCTCCTGATACTGATATTCCATGGCCTGCCATATTACCAACGGGTAGTGTTGTTTCTGCAGTTGATAGAACTTCTGAAATTACCATTTTACCTTTCGAACCGCCAAGATACTCAGGTCTCTGAAGTCTAGAATCTGATGATTTTACACCAAAGTGGGCGAGTATACTTTCTATATATCTCGTTCCACCTCTAGCGTTTCTTTCTAACCACTCCTGAAGTCTAAAAGCTCTACGAAGTGAGTTGATATCTGCTGCCTCTGCAGTACCATATAGTTGACTAGAGTTATCAATATTATATCGAGTACCGGTGGTTGAACCTTGACGTGGTTGTCCTCCAGAGTCTGAATGACCAAGATTGTTTTGATTTGTAAAAGGTGAACCGTCTACTTCTCTAAATACAGTGCCACCTACATTCTCATCATAACTGATAGTAACATCTCCAATAGGTATAGTAACTGCGTCTCCTTTTTGTGCCCATGGTAGACATGAGGTGAAATAGTCATGCTGCCAAGCTCTATTTTTTACAGAATTTGCCGAGTAAATCTCCATTGTACCATTTCTTCCATCTACTAAACTATCAGTAAGGGCAGTCTGAAGATTTTGGTCTCTGTAATATTCATTATAAATTTTGAAATATGCAGCTACAGGGAAAGGTGAACATATCTGGGCGTTAGGATTAGGATAACTTTCTCCATTATTTACCACATTTGTAGGTAGTCCTAAATAATCACCTAAAGATTTAACAGGAATACCATTTGGCGTATTGCCTGTATCTGCATAAAACATGTAGGGAGGAGTTACATCCAAATTACCTGTAATCCATTGTTCCCAGTTTGGCCATAAAATACGGTTTGGAACAAAGAAATAGTGGGTAGTTACGTTTACCTTGTGCATAACTGGTGCAATAAGTGGTGCAAATCTAAGCATGGTTTCTGTGCCTATTTTTACTTTATCACCTGGTACACATTCCATAACACAAGTCGGATATAGTCCTCCCATTTTAAACGACATTTTCACATCGTGTGAAAGGTCGAATACGTTGCTACCTACTTTAGGTAGCTGAATCGAGTTGAATAAATTTGCTTTTCCCATTATAGTCTAATGCCTCCTCTTTGTACTAGATAAGTGTTATTTCTTCTTCGGCCGTAGCCTCGTTTTTTGCGGAATCCTCCGCGTTTTCTTTTGTAGCGCATTTGTTTTGTTTGTTTAAGTTATTAATATGAATTAAAGTAATTTGTAATAATGAACATACTGAATCTAATCTACTAAGTGCAACCGCATGGTTGCTTTCGTTTTCTAAAACTGTTGAATTAATTTGATTAATCAAATCGTTCACGTCTTTTTTTATTTCTGCAGACGTTTTTTTGTAATAGGTATTTTCTTTCATCATTTAAACCAATTAAAAGGGTTTAATTTTTTAGTAATATTAATCAAAGTTTCTTGGTCTCTACGTCCTTCGTCAAATAGTCCAGTATAATCTTTAGATTTCGATAAAAATCCTCCTAAATATTCTCCTAATATTCTCATAAATAAGTTGTCACCTGGCATTACACCAGATTCAGCTAAAGAATTTTGTATTTTTTGAAATTCATTAGTTGAAGTAAGATTTTTAATTTCTTGTTCCATCTTGTTCATTTGTACTTTATCCATTGTTTGAGCAAATTTTGCTCTTGCAACGTTTATCATAGCAGTTTCTAAATTTGGAGATTGTAATGCTGCTGCTCTTGCATTAGCATCGTTAGTAAAACTTATATCTGCTCTTCTTTTATCATTATCTAAATAAGCTGCTTCTGCCATTGGAAATAGTGTCATTTCTGCTAATCTATTAGCTAGTTCTTGGCCTCCTGCTTGTTTTCCTTTTAATACTGTATCAGCTGCTATGTTAATAGCTCTATTGACTGTTTCAGTATTTTGAGCTTTAAAATTGTCATATTGAGCTTGCTTAATTCGAGTATCAAAGTAACCCTGAACTATATTAGTTCCAATGTTTGCAATTTCTGGTGTTCTAAATTGACCTGGTTGAACATCTGGAGTTGATATATTCCCAGCTGGTTGTATAGCGTTACCTTTATCATATACTAAATTAGGATTTAATCCTGCTTTTTGCAGTCTGTCCATTTGTGCTTGTGGACTGTTGTATTCATTCTGCATGTTCCAGAATTGAATATTGTCTGCTTTTGTTTTTTGGTACATTTCTCTTGAAAATGCACGTGATTTTTTATTCATTTTGCCTGTGGCTGCTGCCTGGCCTGTGCTTGCGGCTGCTGTTATAGCTGCTGCTGTGATTAATGGATCCATTAATTTTTGTTTTTTTGTTTTAATTTTCCACCTACGCTTGTACTCTCGCAGGCTTTCGTTTGTGCTTGGTGTCAATTAGCACTAATATATCAAGTAGTATTAGTGTTTAGCCTCCTCTTCGAAGGCCTGTATCCATTGCGCTTTTGTTTTTTTGCCATAGCGCCACGTATCGGGTAGTTTGACCGTAGTACGGTCAAACCACCCTCTGGGTTGGTTTTTGTTTTGTTTTTTTTGGGGGGTATTATATCCCATTTTCTTCGATTTTTTCTTCTACAAAGTTTTGTCCATCGCTCGTTTGCGGCTCACGTCCT